AGTTATGACCGCATCATCTGGGTTGTAAAGATATGCTGGAAGTCTGATGGTAGCAATGTCCATCGCACTTTCAACATTTGTTGGTTCTTTAGGATCTAAAGAAGAAACACCTTTGATTAGAGAGAAATTGCCTAGAGTGTCTAAAACAATCTTATCAATTCTTGGCAAGTAATAACTATATCCAACAAGAGAACTTTCATTTGGGGTTACAACTAGAGATGGATTATTTCCAGAAGTACCAAATGTTCTACTTGAAAATGCAAATGGTGATGAAGTTGTAGATGTAAATGCTGAAACTCTTGGTCTAAAATCTAGAGTATCGGAAGATCTCAAATTATTTCTTAAGATAGGTATATCTTTAGTGAATCTTTCCTGATCATATGACTCTACTGTATATAAGTCACCCAAATCGTTCGCAGGAACAGTATAGTAATTATATACTACTAATAATTTTCTAGTTGGTTCTGGGAAATTGATTTTTCTGACAATCTTTGAATAATCATAATATTGTTCTTTTTGTCCTTTATCTAACTCAAATCTATTGGTTATATTTAAATAATTTCCTACAGTTATTGATTGGATATTTGATACAATATTTGATTCTTCAAAAGTAACTGTTTCACCTACGGAAAATGTCTGTGGGGTTAAGTAGCAAATTTCAACTTCAGTAGATGATGATCTTGTTGCAAGTTGTGCTATAGCACCGCTTGTAGATCCTACAATTCTTTCACCCAATATTGAGTTAGTGTCTAATGAAAGACCAGAAACAAAGGTTAGTTTGTCTAGTGTTGGGTTTGAAGTATCTAGAGATTCAAAGATCCCAACAACATTGACTACATCAGGAACATTTAAAGATATTTCTTTATCTTGAACTCTTAATCCATAGAATTGACTTGTGCTTAATCCACTTAAAGCAGTTGAAATGCCAGAAACACTCTTATCAATAATAACTTTTTGACTTCTGATAAAATCTTTTTGCTTATTTCTAATAAGATTTTTTCTTACTGTCGTGTTGACAGTAACATTTGAAGATTGACTAGTTCTTAATCCAGAAAGAACAACTTGAGATCCATTTGAATTTAGAACAAATTGATCACTGGTTAAATCTTCAATATCACCATTGGAATAGTGTACAGAATATCTTTCTGCATCAAAAGTTTCAAAGAAAGCACTTGAAATTCCAGTAGAAGTTATATCCAGACTCAATGACCCGATAGAATCCGTTGATAACTCACGAAGTTGACTTGTAACTAATAGATTTGAATTTGCTAAACTTACATCAGAAATATTTGACGCATCTAATGGAGCATAAAGTCCAGAACTTTCATTATCACTAATATTTGGTACACCTATTGAAAATGTAACAGATTGGTTGGTGGATGGTAACCCACCATTACATACACCAAAAACACTGGAAACACCAGCAACTGTCATTGTCAATCCATCACTAGAAACGGAAACAACTCTATTATATGTTTCGGTTGTTAAACCAGATACTTGATATCTGATAATGCTGTCACTTCTAATTCCTAAAAAGTTCTTTCCTGGGCAGGTAACTGTACCAGCACCTGTTCCTCCAGTAATAGTTAATCTGTCAGTAATATTAAAACCATATGGAACTGATCTTTGTAAAACAGCATCCGCTACAAAAGATGTCTTAATTCCTGATGATACAGAAGTTGAGTTTTGGAAGATCGACTTAACATCTTGTGTTCCATAAACTTTTACAGAATTAATACTTCTAGTATATTCTGAAGTCTCATTAATAAGAATTTGTTCTCCAGCAATGAAAGAACCAGAAGTTTGAGTTAGAGTAAGTTCAGTTCCAGAAGCATCAGTAACAACATATCCAGAAGCTCCGCTACTAACACCTCTAATAAATGAAGATGCTGGGCACTGACTAGAATTTAAACTCTGATTTAAAGTTAATTTAGTGTATGTTTGTACATCAAAAAGATATAATTCCCATTCTGTACCATCATTTGAATATGGAGCATCACTTAAACTGAATGAATATACTCTTGCTTGACCAATTTCAGTGCCAGTTCCAGAAGCTTCTGATGCCTTTCTTTGGTTATAGAATGATACTGTATTATTATTTGTATTAATGCCAACAAATGGGGTGCCAGTAACATTATTTACTCTTAACAAATTACCCATTTCAAATGGAACCAAAGATGTTTCAACAGATGCTTTATCTCTTGGTTTCTCAACATCCAAAATGGTGGTTGCTTGTTTTTCAATGTCAAATCCCCTAACATACGCTCTACCTGGGGAAACTTTAACAGACATTAAATTGTCACTTGGAGTATTTCCAGAATCTGTCGTTTGATTTGACAAATAAATTCCTTCATTTGAAATACCATCATTTAATGAATTTGCTACTTGAATATTAAATTTATCTACAGCATAATCACCAGATTCTTCATAAGTTCTTTTAGCAAAATAATCTTTGATAATTGAATACTCTGATTTATTTTGTAATTTCTTAATTTCTCCACCATCAAGACGAATTAGTTCAACAAAACTTTTATCATTAAAATCTGTTAATGGTTTTTTTGATAAAACTGTTGAGATTTTTAGTCTATCTGCTCCAGGAGCAGCAAAGTTTGAAAATCCTCTTGCGTTGTCATATAGACTTGAATCATCTTTTGCCGTAACGATTTCTTCTAAAATATTCAATCCAACTCTATATGATGGAGTATTTGAATATGGATCAAGTACAATTTTATCAGTTGCTACATCTACAAAAGTTCCTCTAATAAAATAAACACCTTGTGATATTCCAACTGCACATCCAATCGCAGATGCGTTCAGTGATACTAGAGTTGCTACAGTATCTCCAGCATTAATAGATGTATTGCCATATACAAAAGAATCTTCAGTTATTAATATTTCACCATCATTTAGGGTTTTTACAACATTATCAGATCCAGAATTTAAATACTTAATAAAGAGAGTCAAGTCAGTAATTTCTGTTGATTCAGCAGCAAGAGCGTAATTATCAACAACTACAGTAATTCCAGAATCTTGTCCTGTAAGTCTCTTCCCTACTAAATTTTCAACATACAGTGATACTGGAATTCCTAAATGATCACTATTTAATCTGATAGAATAATATTCGGAATCATAATTAATATTTCCAGGGATCACCATAGATCCCTCTTTGAATATATGACTTCCGAACGACTCTATTTGATTCTGTAATATTGACTGTAAAGTCGTTAATTCTCTAGCCTGTACTGGATATCCTGGTTTAAATAAAACCTTATAAAAATTATTATCCTTATCAAAATCGTCGTAATAAGGATTTATATTTAAATTAGTTTTCTGTGGCATTTTTTAGAATTCCAGGATAATTTTAACGTCTTCTTTTTGTCTAGAATTTCTCGTAATCAGTGAGACTCCAACATAATCTTTTTGATCTAATGTTGTCTGATTAAAGTATAAAGATCTATCTCTATAATATTTAAGTACTTTAGTCTCCGAATCATATGATGCGACATATCCGTGAGCAGATCCTCCAGTTACAGACTGACTGATCTTATCACCAATACTAACTGTTCCAGAAACTGAAGAAAACTTGATTGAATATAGCGAAGAAAACTGGTTTTCTGTAAATACAGAAGTTGATCCAATTGAAGTTGGATTTTTTAGAATACCAATTTGAGAGAATTTTGTATCAGTTGGAAAATCTTTGGTAGAATCATCAAATCTCGCATAAATTAAAATTTTGTCCGTTCCCAATTCTTTATATAAATCATATCCATGACCTTTTGAAGGTGGGATAATTGGGATTAATTTGGCAAAATCACTAGTGGCGTTTGCGTTTATTGATCCAAGATCAACTATTCCATAGGTGTAATTTTTTCCACCAGAAGAAACAACGGCATTAGTAATCTTTCCACTTACAACATCCAAAGATACCTTTCCACCAGTACCATCACCCAATATACTTACTTCCTGCCCAAGACCTCCAGAATAACCACTTCCTCTATTTTCAATATAAACTTTTTTAATTTGGTTATTATTTACCGTTGAATCCCCATTTTCTCTAACAGACTGAATTTGAGAATCGGTTGATGTTGACCAATTATTTGGAACAGAAATATACTCTGTTGAATCAAATTTAATTATATCGCTTGGAGACACGGTGAATAAGTATTTCCAGATATACCCATCACCACTTTCTCCAGCTCTAGATGGTTCTAAATCTGTAAATGTTGGTTCATCTTGGGAAGCGTTTCCAGTAGTGCTAATTCCAGATGAACCATTATCAATACAGATATAAACATTATAATTACTATTCATTACATAGTAATTTGCGTCATAAAGTCTGGAAGACTGTGTGATTGGTGATGGGGATGTAACACTATAATCGTGGCGATACATCTCATATCTAGTTCCTTGAGCCCAATCAATTCTTCTTACCAATCTCCTAACATTGACGCTAGTGACCCTTTTTCCAAAGATCATAGTGTCAGAAACATGACTAAGTCAATTGTAAACCCTGTAACACCAATAGAAATTGGTGAAGTTGATCTTGTAAATCCAGATAATCTTCCCCAAGAAAACTTACCAATTGGTTGAGAAGTGCTTCCAGAAGTATTGATGCCAATAATATTTGATCCAGAATTTACATTAGTTACAATTTCAGAATTAGATCCACTTGATGTAATTGAGTGAATATAGTACACATTATCCAGGAATGTTGTTCCGATTCCAACGGTGTCTGAATTGCTACTATCAATAGAAGTAACTCCAGTTCCGACAGAAGTGTCAAAAATGTACAGTGGATATCCAGTCTCTAATCCAACAAAAGAAGATGAATTTAAATAGAATTTGAGTGCTAGAGGATTACCTAAAGTACCGGTTGTAGTTGTAATTCCAGTAACGATACCAGAGAAACCTTCAACAGATGTGATTGAATTTATATCTTCTTTAATTGGAGATGGTAGTGGAGCAAGAACTTGTGGTGGGGCACTTTGAGTATATCCAAATCCAGGATTTACGATTGTGGTTGAAGTAACCTGACCATTTGTCAACGTAGCTGTTGCAGTAGCAGTTGTTCCAACACCAACACCAATAGACTGTGGAGAAGATATTGAAATGGTTATTGATGATCCAGAATATCCACTACCCGAGTTTGTAATACTTAAGGATTGAATTGTTCCAGCGGAAGAAACCACTGCGGTAAATCCAGCAGCAACTGGAGATGATCCAGAAACTATTAGTCCACCAACGCTAGAAATAACCAAGGCAGAATTATTCTCTTCATAATTAAAGAATTGGGCATCATCTACAAATAATTGAGTATCTGATGTTGATAGATTTTTAATTATTCTACTAGTTGGATAAACTAAAGACTCAATTGAATCTCTAGACTTATAGACAAGTTCCCCATTAATTACTTTATCAATTTTTTGTTTTGTCCAACTTAATGGTTTGAAGTTTACTTCATCAATGCCTTGATCAATATATAAATTTGTTTCTACTTTATCTGATGTTGTAATATTATAAATTGTTCTAACATTTTGATCTATTGTTCCAGAATAATTGTTATTTTTAAGAACCTGAACCAAATCACCAGTTTTAATAGTCTCATTTACTGATACTGTCAAACTATCAGTTCCAGATGTTCCTTTATAGAAAAATACAGAGATATTATCCTCTGGTTCTGGTGCTACGGCAAATGTAAATGATGTACCACCTTCAAACTGATAAGACTCTCCAGGTGTTTGAAGAACTCCATTTACAAATATCAATAATAGAGAATTAAGATCTATTAGAGAAGAATCTGGATTGTTTGGATCTGTCTCAAAACTCAATAACTGACCATTATAACTTAATGGGAATCTAGTTCTAATGCCATTTTGTAAGTCTGTAATTGGATCTATAAAATCAAATTCTCCAAATTCCCATGATGTCAACTTATCAGTAAATACATCTAGTACTGTTAATTCAAAATTACTTAATGGAGATGCTAAATTTCTATCGGTAACAAGTCCAACAGGTGTAAATACATCTCCAACCTTAAATTGATATCCAGGTCTATTAATACTAAATGATGTTACTTCAAACAAAGTTGATCCTATTCCTGTTGTAGTGCTGGATCCAACATCAACAGAAAGTAGTAGACCAGATCCTGTTTCAGTAGTAGATCCAATACCAAGTCTTGACACACCAGTTACCTCAAGATTTTGGTATGATGGTGCAGAAACAAATATACTTGGATTTGTATATCCAGTTCCAGCAGATCCAACAGTAAATGCTAGTGTTCCACCAGCACCAACAATTGCTGTTATAGAGGCAACATCACCAATATGACCACTTTCATGAACAGAAACGCCTATTGATACAAGTCCATTGTATCCAGATCCAATTATATCAGTAGTTCCTAGACCAACAGACACAATAGAACCACCAGCACCCACTACAGCAGTCACAGCAGCACCTACAAGAGGAGCGATACCTAGTCCACCAGTAGATCCCAGAGAAACAATTACACCACCTCTTGGAAGTTGGTTTTGATTAATATCAGAAGTGCTCTTAACAAGTGATCCATTGGATGAAGTAATGCCAGTGAAAACAACACTAGAAATACCAATATTTTCAATGAATGAATAGTTATTTCCTGTATTATTTGATGATGATGGTTTTTGGAATATTCCATTCAATACTAGAATTCCACTTCCAGTTTGTATTCCAGTTGTATTGATACCCTGAACAGTAACTGTATATGTTTGGCCAATTCCAGTAAATCTGTCGGATATGTCATCAAAAATTCTATTATTGGTATAGTCATTTCTTAAATAGACTCTTCCATCAAAGCTTGATCTAATAAAGTCTAGATTGGAAGAATCTTTTAATGATGTATTTGTTCCTTTAGGAGCATCTGTAAAGTAAATGTTGCTACCAACAATATTAAAAGATCCAGAGTAAATTCTTACTTCGGTTCCATCGGTATGAGTTGTTGAAGATGATCCGACAAATCCTCTAGATACTTCTAATAGTGGTACAGATCCAGATCCAGTTATAGGTCCAACGGAGGTTGTTCCTACACCAACAGATACAACCTTCATATATTCATCATCTACTTTTAAGATATCAGTTGGAGTGATTGAAGATATTCCAGAAACACCAAAGATAGTAGAAGATGCTGTTATTTGTCCACCATTATTATTCAAAGTTGTGTTTATTGGTGTGTATGATAGTGGTGATTGGATAATACCGTCAATGTCAATTAAACTCTTTTCAAGTTTTTTGTACATCTCAAGTTCATGAGAATTTCCAGACCCTAAAGTGGTAAATGTTACATAAATTCCTGCGGAAGCAAAATCACTCCTAGTAGAAAGTCTAAATTTATCTTTGTTAATTCTTATTGCATAAACATCTTCTGGTAAAATATTGGTAACAATTCCCACAGAATTTTGTGTTGATCCAATACCAACAGAAGAAGCGGCAACACCGACAAAGGTTGAATTTGCGGTATAAATTAGTCTTTCTCCAGTATTAAAGAAATGATCCTTAATCGTAAATATTCCAGTTGATGGATCTAAAACAGAAGTATTTGATGGGTTGAATTTCTTTTCAAAGATAGGAACTCCACCATGCTTAAGTTCAAAAACTGTTTTATTAGATCTATTTCCATTAATTGCGTTATATTGTACAAAAGATAGAGATTCTGTTACAGAACCATACAATAGATCTGGTGCTGGATTTACTGTGCTTCCGATTGATACAAATGGATATTGTGTGCTATATGTGTTTTCACCATTATGCATCATCAAGACTTGATGTATAGCACTTGTTGCCCCATATGATACTCTTATCAAGTTTTTGACAGAGGTAACTTCGGATGTACTAAATCCAACTATGGTTGAAGCAGAGGAAACATTTACATAATTTGACTCTAATTTCAAAGATCTTTCTGTGCCATCAATTTGTGATGCCTCTTTAAATCTGTATGTTCCAATTCCAGATGCAGTTGTCCCAAAACCAACAATTTTTGATCTTAATAAAATTTCATCAGATGTATTATTTTCATAATTTAAATACAAAATTCCACTATTAATTAAAGATGTAAAAGTTCCTATAAAGTTTGAAGAATATCCAGACTCTGATTCAGTATCAATATAATAATCAGAGAAGTATGAATTTGTCCCATCATGAGAAATATACAATTCAACAAAATTCTTTTCTAAAGTAGAATTATTGACAACTTCAACAGAAGCAAAATATGAATCAGTATTTGAAATATTATCTGATATCAATTCAGAAGTTTGACCAGAACTTACAACTCTATTAACACCAGTTAGATCTACAAATCCAATGCTTTGTGTAGAAATTCCGGCAAGATCTGTATTAAAAGTATTTTTGAATACTTTTATGTCATAATCATCTTCATATGGATCTGCTGGACTAAATCTCAATGAGGTATTGCCAAATTCATCAATATTTGATGCGACTTCAACTAATTGTTGTGATGTATTGTATAATTTAGATTTTTCAAAAGTAAATGCATTATTAGAATCTTTAAGAAGAACTAGTTCAGAAACTTGTAAGTCATTATTATTTGGATTTTTTATTTGAACAATAAATCTAGAGTATTGCTCATCAATGAACAAGTCAGAATACTCATTTAGTGATGATAGTGAATTTGAAAACTGTGAACTTATATCATCTATTTTTAGAACTCTATTTGTTTTACACTGAATATAATCAGATAACTTTTTATTCTTTAACTTCAAAAACTTGGATTTGGTTGAACTATTTGTTATAGTGTCAACATCAATAAACGATTGACTGGATTAATAAGAGTTTCAAACTCAATAGGACTTTTTATTGTGTACGATAATGATTGGTAATAATCATTGTCTGGTAAAAGTTGATAATCCTCATCTAGTTTTCCAGTATTATCTGACCATCCATAGTCTTGTCTTACAGAATAATTTACATTAAATCTTCCGAAATTATCTACAACATCATTAATAGTTGCTGTCGATCCACTGATGGATCCCTTTATAATTTCATTTAAAGTTAATTGATAATTACCACTAATCTTGATATAATCATCACTACTTTCCGTAATAAACAAATCAATAACTACATACTGACCATTTGTTAAAGAAAGAAGTTGTTCACCAACTTGGAACAGTGAAGATCTTTGTATTGTTTTAAACCTTGGATAATCATCATATTTTACAATGGAAGCATATGAGTTTTGAGACGTTTTGGCTATTCCAGCATTGGTTGTAATTCCAGATAAGTTAAACTCAACTTCTGCTGGATTGGTATTTCTATAGGCAGAAACGGTGAAGAATTGGTATTCGTGATCTGGTGAATTAAATCCTTCTCCAGTAGATCCATATTTCTGAATACCCTCAACAAATATTTTTTCACCAACAGAAAATACTGATGTGCTAAATCCGGAAATTGGAGTTACAAGCACACATGTGACAATACCAGTAGATGATGATTGTACAGTGTTAATTGTTGTACCATTGCTATTATTGATAGCAATAATTGACTGCTCTACAGAAGTTAATCCCTTTGGCGATTGTACTATGTCAACCGATGATATTGAAGTTCCATTTAGATTGGAATTAACTATTCCAGTAATAACTTGTTGACCAGTTTGTGGATTGACAATAATCAAATCTGGTGCTGTTGTGTAGTTTCTACCTCCAGATAATACTTCAATATTAACAATCTCATTAGAATCTACAAGAGAAACAACTGGAGAAATAAATGCTTCTGGTCTCAAGGTCTTATCAGAAGAATATTCAAATCCAGGATCAATTATTCTAACATCATCAATTCTATTAATATTTGCTGATTTTGGTAAAATTTTAGCATTAATACCCTGAGTAGATGCTATACTTACAAAAGTTGGTAATTTTTTATATCCAAAACCGCCAAAAGTTATTTGAAGAGAATCAACACCACCTCTAGCAGTTAAGGAATTTGTAGAATATTTTAGAACTTCAGTATTTGATGTATTATATTCTAAAGATTCTGGAATCTCTTTTAGAGATATATTAAATGTTGTTGTTCCAACTCCAAAAACATTATATTTGTTTTTATAAACACTATCAATATATGATATTTGAGAGTGATTAACCACATCAGTATCAGATGTACTAATATAACCCGCCTTTTCTAAAGTGTAGAATAGATTTGTTGGATTATTTGAAGAATAATTTAATGTTAATGTCGCATTCGTTGAAACTCCTACTGTTCCTACTCCAGAAACTAGGAATGTTTCTGTAGATCCTGTAGATACAAATTCATTATTGAATTTTGAGTCATAGAATAATTTGAATTTATATCCAGACAGAGAAGAATCTGAAAGATCAAAAACAAGATTATTGTTTCTTACAACTGATATTTCTGGATTTATCAATGATAGTTGGTGGTTAGATCCACCAGTTGATCCAAGACTGACAATAGTTGGTGGATACTTAACTGCATCCGAATAAGTTTCTGTCAGTTTAATATTATTAGAGTCTATTCTATAAACAAAATACTCACCCGTACTTAATCCACTAGAAACTAAATTAGAGTCATAAAAGACTTTATCGCCAGTTTTTAACCTGTGTGCATTTATTGTAATTTCATTGTTCGTTAAATCTACAGATGAAGATGAAAACCCTACAGGATCTATTAAAATTTGATTTCTTAATTGATTATATACTACTTTTACGGAACCAGAAGTTCCAATTCCAACTGATTGGTCTGGATTTACTTGGAGATTTATTTCATCACCATTTACCAAAGAGTGAGCGGTTGAAACAGATACTGTAGTAGTAATTTTTTGTGCTGTTCCAGTTACCTGTGTGAAATTAGATTCAAACAAATAATCAAATAAATCTGATCCGTTTTGAATGGGTGGTTTGGTAGATATATGCTTTGAGAAGGTATTGAAATTACCTCTAAAATTTCACCTTTAGTGTAATTAACTGAAGTTCCTACACCAACAACTGTGCCAACACCAACAGATTCATTTGGATTAAAGTAAAACTTATCATTAACTTTAGAATCAAAATAGTCTGATTCTACTGGTAGTGTTATGTAACTTGGAATTAAATCAACAAAAGTTGATGCTGTGTGTGCCGATCCAGTTACACCCCTCTTTACTCTTAAAATACTTCTATCACTAAATCTGTTTAAAACCAAAAGTCTTTCAGTTCCAATACCAATACTACTTCCAATTGAAATAGAATTTGGAATAGATGAAACATAAATGTCAGTTACAACTCCAGCGGTTGCATTCGCAGATATTTCTTTATAGACAACAGTTCTTACAGTGTTAACCCCAACAACATGAGATCCAGTTAATGCTCTTATCTCTGTCGATAATCCAGATACAACAACACTATCTGCGTTATTAAAAGTATGTGATGTTGAAATATAGGCTGAAATCTGCTTTGAGTTGTCCCAAACAAAAACTACACCATTGTATTCTTTAATTGATGTTTGAAGATTTGTTATAGATTTTCCAGTGATGGTTTTAACATAAGCACTTAATCCACCACCACTAGTTCCATCATTGTCAAATTCAACAGAATCTCCGATTTTGTAATCACTTCCTGGTTCTACAATTTGGAACGAATCAACAGATCCTTTGGTTACTGAATCAACAACGGCTGTCTGATCAACATATTCATTTGACTCAATAATAAAATCATTATCAGCATACAAGTCTGCTACTTTATATGGAAAAGTATTTCTAATTAAGTTTGAATTATTAAAGTCAAAAGAGGATTGGTTTATTTCAAAATTTTCTTGAATTGGATTTGATCTGTAGGTATTTCCAATAAAATATGGATATTTTGGATCTAACTTTCCAGAAGATGGGTTTGTATTTACACCGACAAAGTATGCATATGTTCCCTCTGGATAATCTGGAGTTTTACAATATCTACCGTTATTTTCATCCAAGTCCCCAGAATTTGTAAATTTATAGTCGTCTACAAAAAATCCTATACTAAATCCAGAAGGTCTATTCTCTATATTTGATGAACTAGAAGTATATCCAGTTTGTAGTAAAGTAATTCCAGAATTTTCGTCAGATGGATTACTATATCCATATGGTCCATATATTGGATTACCGTCATATGCCCATCCAATTATTGGAGAGTGATTTAAACCACTGTCACCAAAATAATTTTTACCTATGTTAGTTGAGTATCCAACAACAGAATATTCTAAATTATTTTCAGTATCTACAAAAAGATCTGATCCATATCTTTCAAAATTGTTTATTGATAATCCTCTGATTTTTGGTTCAATAATTGCTCCAGATCCTGGAGGTGTAATTTGAATAGTTGTTTTATCAGTAGTGTAGTTTACACCAGAATTTAATACTATAACTTCGGAAATATACCCATTTGACACGATTGCTCTTAATTTTGCTCCAACACCATCACCATTTACTTTTAAATCTGGAGCAGCATTATATTCAGAACCTTTACTCTGTATCTCTACAGATGATATTCTACCATTGACGATAATGGGTTTTAATTGAGCATTTTTACCATTTTTTATGGTAAGTGTTGGTGTTTTTTCAAGATTTAATATATCAGACCCATACCCACTACCACCTTCATATACATAAGCATCTATTATTGATCCACGAACGATAGGTGTTGCTGTAATAACTCCTGTTGTTCCCGAATATTCTACATTGATGTTTACTTGTATCTGTGGGTACTCAAAATTATGATATCCAGATCCAACAGAACTGAAGTGAACATAATTTTTTCTAATATAATTTGAAGTTATAGTTCCACCTATGCCAGCATCAGCAAGTCTAAATGAATTGTTATCAACTTTAATAACATAGTATTGTCTAGTTGTTGTTAAACCACTGATAGTAGATCCAGTGGAAGAGTATTTTAGTAGTTCACCATCACTAAAGTTATGATTTACAAAATTGACAGATGATGTATATGTGGATATTCCTGCTGGTTTTACAATTAGTTTTCTGTTCTGATAACCACTTCCAGGATTTAAAACTTTAATTGAACTTAATGTATTCTTTGTATCATAAACTCTAAACTTATGTACGCCAATATTACTTGCTGTAGTAAATCCTACAGTGTTTATTCCAGCACTATAATCATAGGCAGTTTGATATAGTTTAATCGTAGTTGGATTAACAATTTGTGAATAATATACTGAACCACTCTGTAATGTTAAATTTTGATCAGTATTTAATCCACCAAAAGTTCCTATGCTTACAGGATTATTTCCATTTTTATTATAAACAATTGCCTGACCATTAGATAAGTTATGATTATTTAAAAATGTTAATGTTTCATTATTAACATCAATACCACCAGATTCTGTAATTAGTCTAGCATCAAATGTCAATTCTCTGTATCTGTTTGAGATAATTGGCTCTAATACTACCCCACTACCATTTCCACCAGTTACAGTAACAGAAACTATTTTTTCTATATCAAAATCTTGCGGATCAACATAAACGGCAGTTACAACTCCACTAACAACTGGTTGAATAAAGCAAGTTGTTCCAGAACCAGAGGTGGATACTTGGATGGTTGGTGGATTTATAACATCATAGTTTGTTCCACCATTTAAAACTTTTGCTGTTTCTATTGGACCATAGAAAATTTTATCATCAGATTTATAATTGCTAATCTCAACACCATTGATTAAAATGCCTACAGTTCCAGGATTAGTTTCTACATTATTACCAGATTTAATATTTGGCAATAATGGAAACTTTTTAAGTAACTTTTGTGGACCTAATTTCTTACCAAAATCTTTGAGAAGGGTAAATGTATGTGATCCAGTTCCGGACTGAAGTGGTTCAAATTCAACATAATCATCAATAGGTATAAATGACCTAGAAACATAAAGTCTTATTTGATTTTTATTTGTCAGTACCTTTACATAATAAATTCCTTCATTCAATCCAGTAATTGATGCTGTTTGTGGAGAATAGTAAACTGCATCTCCAGTTATAAAAGGAACATCTGAAGCAAATGATAAAATTGAATATTTAAGAGTTGTAGTGCTATATCCCTGAATACTACTACCAGTAGCTTCGGTTAAAGTTGCTGATGAAACATTCTTTGTTATTTCATATGATGGTAGTGAATTTGATGCAACATAAAGATATTCATCAGAATCATTATAAACATTTTGTATGTCTGATGTTATTACATTATTTCCAAATTCTATTTCAGCCCCAACACTATGTGCCTTGTTTAAAGACCTTCTAATATCATATGAGAGTCCTACAACTGGAGTAAATCCAGATAAATTGTCTAAAATAATTTCTTTAGTGTTTGTGTTTATATTTTGTACGGTCGCACCACTTACACTGACATTTTGAGTTCCTCTAGCTAAAATGTCTACAGTATCTCCTTCTTTTAGACTTGATTTATCAATATTTGAATAAAGTACAAAAGTTGATCCAGAGATATTATTTACTTGATATCTTGATGATGTGTTGTAGATCCAAGAATTTGAAAAAATTTGTTTTCTAGTTTTTTCTAGTTCTGGATTAACAATATTTTCTCCAAGATTTTTGACAAATATTTTTTCACCTTCCGAAGTCAGTTTAATATCTGAAATTGGTACAAAATTTGATAATACTCCAGTAATTCTTAATTCAACTTTTTTAGTAATATCACCATTTTCATATCCGTATATAACTTCATTTGATCTTAAGTCTGTTGTTGAATCAATAGCAGAAATAATTCCAGTACAGTTCAAAAACTGATTAACTGTTTTATCATTGTAAGTAACTGTATTGTCTCCACAAATAAAGGTTCCAGAAGTACTAAACCCTACTGTAGAATCAACAGTAATTACCGATGATTCTATTGAGACATCTCCGATTACTTTCGTTTTTCCGGGAATAGTAAAAGACCCTTCAATAAGATCTTGTTCATTAAATCCAACGAATAATCCGAGTTTATAGTAAGTCTTACCTTTTCTTGTAATTATTTCAACTTCAGATACTGAAGCTTGACTCTCTTCATCTGAAGAATTTTTAATTGTTTGTCCAACTAATTTATTTGGATCTCCAGAAATTCTTTCTGCAATTACAATTTCTCTTCTAATAAATTCTGCTGCCGAAGGTTTTAATAGGTATTCTTCAAGATCAATTACCTTTGGTGTAACACCATATAGAACATTAAAAAGAATTCTGAAAGATTCTTCAGTTCCTTTAGACTGATAAAATACTTTTGATTCTTTGATGAAATTACTTACATCTAAATTAGAAACAAAATCTGCGTTTTCTAATCCAGGAGTAAGACTATACTTAATTTTCTTATAAAACTCCTTCAAAAAGAGAGCACTTAAATTAGATACAGGAGCACCAGAGGTATGTGATGCCGATAATGAAGTTGAAAAAACTAATTCGCCGGGAGAATTGTCAGCATGATATGAAGTTATACCACTAAACCCACGAATACAACCCGTGAATGTGTTTGTGGTAATTCCAGTATATGTGATTATTTCATCATTAATTTTAAACAAACCATATTGGTTTGGAAATCCTTTAGTACTTGTTACTTGAATCGTTGAATCTGTACTGGTTACATTTGCGGATAAAGATGTTTCGCCAGTAATTACTTCTGGAGTAAGATTATCTAACTTTAGATATTGATCTAAATTATCTACAATATCAACAGTTCCACCAGTAAACTCTTGTGATATGTAATACTGTTTTAAAAATTCTGCTGCCTTTGGACTCTCTGATAAAATAAATTCTGGAAGTTGATTCTCAACAATTTGTTGAATTTGTACTTTTGATTCAAACCCGGTTGCTATCATCTTATATCCTCTTTAGTTCTCCGTTTAGATAATTTGATGTTACTTTAAACCCGATACCAGATATTTGTTCACCAGAAGATATAGTATCTTTAACCATATTTATGGTACTATTGGCAACATCACCCTTTGTATAATCAATAGTTCCAGCAGACTTAATTACAACGATATTATCAACTCCATTTGGGTTTTGTTTTACAATAGACATTGTACCCATGCCACTTCCATCAAGATTTCCGTTTGAATCTTTATTTGGAACATCTGTCAAATAAACCGTATCCACTTCTCCAGAAATTCTAAATCCAGTACTCTTAATATTGAACCCCTTTGGATTGATATGGAATTGATTTCCAAAGCACAATTCATACTGTGCAAATTGATTTACCGCTGCCTTTAGATTTCTTCTAATAATGACTCTGGTGATGTTAGATGTGATTGCCGTATCCACATCATCAATGATCCTAACTAATTTACTATATTTGAATCTACCACCAAATTTATTAACATCTGTTGAAGAAGCATAAGTTGTAAGAGCATTTGTTACTCTTGTTTTTAGATCATTAACATTTGAAACTTTAGGTGAGTCATAATACACCGCAGAATCTACTTCCACATACAAAACTTTTAGATCTACGATTGATTGATTGATTCCTGTTAATGAGTAATTTTTTAACTTGCTTAAAATTTGTTGCTTATCAAAGTCAGAAACATAATCACCATTTTTTGGTTTAATACTGATAAGAACTGTACCAAATTGTGGTGGATCTAGTTCCTCGCCACCAACTACTGATACTGATTCTGTATTTGGATATATTTGTTGAATAATGGACTCATAATCTCTTCCAGTGACTGCTCTATACTGTGAAGAATAAAGTCTTGGTGCAAAATATTTGATTGAATCAATAGTTTCAATATCACCGCCATTTGATGATGATTGTATTGTAAGAACTGATACGGTTGATGATGGAGTTACAATTTCATCAGAAGAACCTCTTAATGATCCCGAGAAGGAAAATAATGATGCTCCATTGCCATCTTTACCATCAGTGACAATATAGGTTACTGTGATGACGGTTCCATTTTCTAGTTTTTTACCGAATATTCCGTCTCCAAATAGTAACTCATATTTTTCATCTTTAATTTCTTGAATCAAAAATGTTTCTGAAGTACCATTTAAATTCAGGATGTTGTCTACTAATGTATATTCTCTACCCAAACCAGTATCAGAAATACCCTTTACATAAACGACAATTGTTGATGTATCAATGAAAGAGTTGTCAAGAATAAATCTTTGGTCTAAAGATCCATCAACAACAAATTGATTACGAAGAAGAGTTCCTTGATAGATGTTAATACCACTAAAGGATGCTACTCCATTAGTGACTGATGTTGTAATAGTTTCTGGAATTGAGAAAGTATATGTCGTGTCTTCAACTCCACCAACACACACTAGACCCGCCTGTAAGGTTAGTGTTGGACTTGTTGTGGTAGTTGGTACATTAAACGATACAACCGCCTTTGACGCCGATCTGGAGCGGGGTACATAACCGATATTTCTTGCTAGAGAAACAACATTTTCTCGTAAAGTCGCAGAGTCTAGAAAAGACTCATTTACGACCATATTGGAATTAAATGCCGTAATATATGTGTTATACGCTAGAGTGTCAATTAAAACTGAAAAGTTTGATCCTTCAAAATCAAAATCAGTAAAGTTTGAATTCGCACGAAGATAATCCTTTATTGAGGTTTTGATCTGATCAAAATCTAGATTGGTAAACTGTGTAAAAGGCATTTTATCTTGTTGCCTCTAGGATAAATGTAAATTCTTGTGTTGGGAATTCTTGTCCAATAATATCAAAAAATATTGTTGCCTCAAACTCATTAGTATCAGGTCTAGGATTTACTTCAACAACCACATTTTCAACTCTGCTTTCAAAGTTTTGTATTGCTAATTCAATTTGATTTTGAATAATTGACGCAGTACCATAATCAACAAATTCAAAGAGACTACTACGCACATCAGATCCAAAAATTGGATTGAAAAATTTTTCTGTAGGAATAGTCTCTACGATGTTCCTGACAGATCTCTTTATTGCGTTTTCGTTTCTCAATATGGGTAAATCCTTTGTAACCGGATGAGGTTCAAAGGATAAACTAATATCTTTAAATGATCTAGATATCCTTTGTATTGCCATCGGACAAAAGTTTCTTGCTTTATTTATATCCTATTTCCAAGGTGAACCATATGTTGGTTCAGTACCATAACCCCAATCATCGTAATCCTCATCATTACGAATTTTTTCATGAAGTTCTGTCTGTTTTTTCAAATCGTGTTTTGGTGCAGAATCGTGCATAACCTCTTGAATAATTCTTTGAGGTGGTGTTGAGTCATAATCCGTGATGAGTCTTGCGGTTCCCCACATTTCTCTCATGTAATTTTGATCTCTATCTACTGGCAAATTAGACATTTTAGCTCCTGTTTTAAATGAATAAAACAGAACTTTTATAAAGGAGGTTGCTATCTCCTTACTTCTATTTAACGATCAACCTCACGCAGAGAATATGAGTCGGAATTGAGGTATTTTAAGATTTCTAGGGCAATAAGGCGAGGATTTCCTTCTCCACAAGTGTATACATCCACTGCCAAACAACCGTTTTCTGGCCAAGTATGACATGAAACATGACTTTCAGAGAGTGCAATGACAACTGTACACCCTTGTGGAATAAAACAATGGGCAAATGTGTTCAAAATTGTCATTTTAGCACGTTGAATACCTCTAATCATGACGTTTTGTAGCGATTCTACGTCATTAATCAGGTCAAAATCCACATCGTACACCTCTAGGAGCAGGTGTTTGCCCATTGAAAACTGTTCCAAGTCAATTTTTAGCAAAAAATGTATTTATTTTTGTTCTAGATCAGTAATTTCGTACATGTAGTGCTCTGAAGTTTCAATTTTTCGCTTATTTTCTACAGAGTAGACCGTCATGTCAATCTCATAACCTGGATTTTTACTAATTCTGTTAAAAGTCCAGGCATTATCATACCAAATAATGCGATTATTTGGATAGGCATAGTAATTTCCAGTTTCTACCTTAAACAAATGGGCACATTTATGTTCTGGAGTCTCTGAAAAATTAAGATCTGGTATTCCTTTATTTTCCCAGGACCAGTCAAGAGTGAACATATAACTCCCAATTACCTTTTTTCCATCTGGACGAATAAGTTCTGCCTGTAAACCAGCAAGACGAGCACGCTTTTGTACATCAATATAAGGAGAAAAGCAGTCCCAGTAAATAATATCTTCTAATGGTTCAATGGGAGCATCTGGTTTCCAGCAAAAAGCGTGAAGAGGACGCCGAGTCCAATTCACGCCATTTTCAAGAAATGCCTCAAACAGAGGAACTCTTTTTTCAATACTTGCCACCGAATGTACATCACATTTGGTCACTTCACCATGTCCTTTTTGGTGATTAAACAAAAACTCATTACGAATGTAACAAGACCAATCTGGTAGACTATGGTTTAAGTATGCCATTGATTAACCTTTCCCCTGACCTCTATATTTTTTACGAGCCGAGTTACGAGACGAAGCGGCATATTTGGTTCCCATACCATCTCCTTGACGAGACTTTTTAGGAGGTCCAGGAATATAAGAACTGTTCTTGTTCAGACCACCTTTTGCTTTTGCTGCCATACATTTTTCTCCAATAAAATTTCAGTTTCAAGATCTTCAGGTCGTGGAGAACCTGTCTGATAGTACTCTATTGACAGATCCTCCATGACATTGAAATATTCTTCCTCTGTAAGACTTGAATAGATTCTTCTCCCCTTACAGAGAATATTATAGTGTTGGTTAGACATCAAATAACTCTTGTTTTTTCGTGACCGACTCTGATACGAGGGTCACACCAAATTTCAAAGCCTGCTTCCTTTGCGTCCAAACAGAATGATACATCTTCTCCACACATGTCCTGAACTTCACCAGACTCAAAAACTTGCATCTTTGGAGCAAACCAAGGATACTTCATGTCCTTATTCTCAAAGACTCCGTTTTTAATCAGAAGCCATCCAAATCCAGTGTAATCAACAGTGAATGGTTTACGACGCTTTTGAATACTATCAATGGTTTCATGGTTCATGACTCCACCATTATTACGGAAGTCATCTTCTTCTAACCAATGAGCAACAGAAGTTGTTCTACCATCTTCTGTACAATACCAACCAGCGGCAATATCCTTTTCCATCAGAACCAATTGCCAGAACTTTTCAGTATTGAATACAATATCACTATCAATCCAAAGTTGCCAGTCATACTTCAGTTTTCCGTCCCAGGGAATCTGATCTGGTCCACGAAGTACATTTGCTCCAAGACACTTACAACGGGCAAAATTAACCATTGAAGAATAATCTTGCGAGATTTGGATACTTGCGCCAGCTTGTACCAAGTCAAAGCAAAGTTGTACAAAATTCTTTAGATAAGTATATGAAACTCCTCTACCAGGCAAACAGAATACAATGGTCTTTCCTTTTACCATTTCGCGGGCTAGACTATAGTCCCATTCTTGTTCCTGTACAGTAGGTGCGTTTGCTTTTACAGTGAATCCTTTAGCCATAATAGAATGCGTTTACATCAACATCATACATCACTATGTAGTCCTTCGTCAAGTGTCCTCTTTTACCTCTGTGATTACAATACAGTCTCCATCTACTTCCATGTTTACTGTGGTGCCTTCGTACCATCCAAAATCATTTAGAATCCATTCTGGGATCGTTACATAATATTCACCAGTTATTGGATCAACCTCTACAGTCGTAAAATTTTCTCCGGGATTTTTTTTCATTTTGAGACTATGAATTATGTTTTTTGTTTTATATATGACTTTATAGTTCTCTCGCGTCCGTAACACTTTGTAGGTTACAGGGACCCAGTGGTTTTATATACGGGGGCGACCCCCGAACCGCATAAGAACGGGGGCACTGCTGGGTCACGAACGAACAGGGGTCACCAGGTAGGCAGTGCCTCCTGTGCCTCATCACGCCAGACATCAGCGAACTGACCAGCGATGGCATAGGCAGAGATGCCCAACTGGGGCTGAAGGCGCGACCCCATGGCGGAGTCATCATTGCCACGGGCAGTCCAAACGATCTGACGGGTACGGAGGTCGGAAGACTGGGAGAGGATCATGGGGGTCCGTTGCGGATGAGAGTATTGTAGCAGATCAGGACGCTTTGGCGGCGAGCATGGCGGCATGAAATTTTAGAAATTCATGGGACATGCCAGGGGAGAGAGTGGGTCGTCCTTTGCTGCCATGGGTGGGAAGGTGGAAGGTCTGGGGTAGGTTCGGGTGGGTCACTTTGTCGTGACTGCCACCCGACCGAATGACGCCGCCTGCCTTTTGAATCAAGCGGCGGGCGTCACGAACTTTGATCGGGGATGCCATGGCGGTATCCTACCAGATGATGGGGGTTCCGTCAAAGTCGGTGGCGGTGCCTTCCTGTTCATCGGTGGCGATGCTCTCCAGGATCTCCAGGAGTTGAGCACCGGTGTCGGCACGATTCAGGAGGGCGGTAGCGAGGTCGTGGGTCATGGTGTTGTGTGTTGACTGAATCAGTATAAGGGGTCAGGTGGGGGGTTCTGTCCCCCCTGTGCCAGTTCAGAAATCGGCCAGCATTTCATCCAGGGCGTCGGTGTCAATGGTAGGGTCCATCCAGCGAGCGCCGTCAGGGGTCATCTGCCCGAACTGAGATTCCAGGCGGGGGATCAGGCGATCGTAGGAGTCATACTGACGGGCGACCTTGTAAAGGGTCTCATCGTTGCCCAACCACAGGGCGACATTCCAGGTTGCCCAGTTTGCCCATCCGTTGTAGGTTTCGGTTTCGGGGATCATGGAGGTGAGAGCGTTCATGGGTGGTTGCGTGTGAGTGTATTGTAGCAGGTCAGGGGGTCAGTCCCACCATCCGTTGCGGGTGTTGACCTTCATGCCCAAGGCGGCACACATCATGGGGAAACCGATGGCGACGATCATCAGGAGAGCGGCAGCAAGGTAGTGATTC